CTTGGTGACTTTGCATCACAGGCTTTTGCAGATCACGGCGAAAACAACTTTGAAGAAGTTTTCCGCGACGGTGGGCATCAGTTCCGTCTGAACCCTGCCGTAGTTCAAGACTAGACCCGCTACCTGGGAATTGCCCCCTGCCTACAAGGCAGGGGGCACTTAGGACTTATTATGGCTCTTATTCAAGGAAAGTCGGTTCAAGAAGGACCGAAGCAAATTGCTGCTAACCCTAAACTGTGGAATATGTACGTAGCGCAAGCAAAAGCTAAGTTTAGAGTATACCCGTCTCCAGCGGCAGCCCACTGGGTACACTCTCACTATTCTCAAGTAGGTGGCAAGTTTGTCACTTCTGAAAAAGATATTGATCCTAGATTTAGGGATTACGTACAAGAGTCTATTGATAAGAAAATTGCCGCTCAAAAAAATAAAGTTACTAAGCCCGTGGGTAGAGGTAACATCCGTGGCGAACAACTACGTGGCTAATTCAAATATCGTGCTATTATTTGTATGTCCTACAGAGAGGGTGTTTAAGTGAGTATTGACTTCTCACCACCGAGTTATCGCGCCGCGTCCTCTGACTTAACTATTTCTATTTCCCCGTTGGGCCTTGTAGAGCTTGCGGATGAAGAGTTTGAGGTTCACGGTCCTCGTCTAAACCGTTATTCCCTAAACTGGGCAATGTACCTGGGACATCACGCCTCTTACCGCCGTCAAGCGGGAGAGACCCAGATGATTCTTAATTACTACCGCGCTATTACTGATTACATTATTAACTTCTCCTTTGGTAAAGGTGTTCAATTCCGCAGCCCTAAGCAAACAGAGGGCATTATTCCTTCTCTTCTTGAGCGTGTCTGGGAAGTAGATAACAACAAGCAGACTGTTCTTTGGGAAATGGGTCAACAAGGCTCAGTTTCAGGTGATTGCTTTGTTAAAGTTGCCTATGAAGAGGCTTACGTTGATCCTGTAGGTCGCCAACATCCAGGTAGAGTTCGCGTACTGCCACTTAACGCCTCTTTCTGTTTCCCAGAGTTCCACCCACATGACCGTGATCGTTTAATTAGATTTAAGCTAAAATACCGTTTCTGGGGAACTTCTCTTGAAGGTACACGTCAAGTGTTCACCTACACAGAAATTCTTACTGACGACATTATCGAGGAATACATTAATGACGAACTTATTGACTCTCGCCCAAATCCACTGGGCGTCATCCCAGTGGTTCACATTCCTAATGTTCGGGTTTCTGGTTCCCCTTGGGGGCTTTCTGATTGCCATGACATCATTCCTATTAACCGAACCTACAATGAAGTGGCGACGGACATTGCTGATATTGTTAATTATCACGCTGCTCCTGTCACTGTCATCATCGGCGCCAAAGCTTCCCAACTAGAAAAGGGCGCTAATAAAGTTTGGGGCGGTCTCCCTAAGGATGCCCGCGTAGAAAACCTTGAAGGTGGCGCACAAGGACTTAAGGGAGCCATGGAATTCATGGCAATGATGAAGAAGTCTATGCACGAAATGACTGGCGTACCTGAGACGGCCCTTGGTATGTCACAACCTATCTCTAACACTTCTGGCGTTGCCCTTTCTATCCAATTTCAGCCACTAATGAACAAGTGGCACCAGAAGACAATTCAATATGCACACGGTATTGAGCGCATTAATGAACTTGTTATTCTCAGCTTAGGCATAAAAGAACCAGAGGTATTCCAGTGGAACCCTACTGTTGAGGGCATGCTAGAAACTGGTGAAGCTGACACCTTGGATATCAATGACCCATTGATTTACCAAAACTATGCCCACTTCCCACCTCCGCTACCTCTTGATAAATTGATTATTCTTAACGAAATTCAATCAAAGATGTCTTTAGGACTAGAATCAAAATCAGGCGCCTTACGTACCCTTGGCGAAGAATTCCCACACGAGAAGCTTGAAGAAATTCGCGCAGAACTTCTTGCTGATGCTAAGGCAGATGGCGCTATTAAACTTGTACAAACACAGATTGAAAACACTATTGCTAACCTAACTGGCATGCTTTCAGGTGGTCTTGGTGGTCAGCCAACCCCTGTAAATCCTGGCGCAGGTGGTAACATGGGTGTAGGCGGTGCAACTGGACCTGAAGGAATGCCTATGGGACCTCCACCAATTATCGATCAAGCAACTATTGCTAGCGAACAAGCTGAGCAGCAATTACGCATTGACTTGGTCACAAGAGCTTACGGAACTACTCTGCCAAACAGAAGGGTTCCGTCAGGCGATTACTAAACAAATATGACTTTAAGCAGACATATTTGGGTAATCGTACAAAAATAAATATATACACATTTGTTTGGTCATACGTGGTACGGGCAGTAGCCCAATTTGGACAACGACCTCTAGGAAATTAAGGATAAATCATGGACGTTTCTGTAACCCCAGACGTAAACGCATTTGCAGAAGAAGCAAATGTAACACCAGTAGTTAATTCGGGCACTGACGCCCCAACTGTTGATACTTCTAAGTTTTACACTGAAGAAGACTTGGCTAAAGTACGTGGCCAAGAAAAAGATAAACTCTACCCACAGATCGAAAAACTCAAGGAAGAACTTGACGCAATTAAGCGCGACAAGGAAGAACAAGAGTTAGCTCGTAAAGCGGCTGAAGAGGCTAAGGCCCTTGAAGAACGTGAACGCGCTGAAGACGAAATGGGTGTTCGTGACCTTCTAAAGGCCAAAGAACAAGAGTGGGCAGAGCAGTTGGAACGTGAGCGCGAAGAGCGTGAACGCGCTTTTGCTCTACTGGATCGCGAAAAGACATTTGCAGAAATCCAGAACTACCGCACGTCACGTCTAGAAGATGAACGGGATAGCATTATCCCTGAACTTGTAGACTTGATTAGCGGGAATTCAATTGAAGAAATTGAACAAAGTATTCAGGGACTAAAAGAACGCTCATCCAGAATTCTTGACTCCGCGCAGCAAGCAATGCAATCTGCACGACGAGAAATGACTGGCACGAGAGTTACTACACCCCCTAATGCTGGACCTATGGACATCGAAACGGGCACTAGACAGTTTACGGCTGAAGATATTGCAGCCATGCCGTTGAATGAATACGCAAAATACAGAAGTCAGCTATTGAGCCCTAACGCTCAAGGCAGATCACAGGGATTGTTCGGTTAAACCCCCCATCAAATCCAAAACACAACTATTTAGGAGTCCTACGTGGCTAGCGCATTAACGGGTACAGGCAATCTTGCCGCATCCCCAACCGCCTATTCAGGCACAAACTCGCAGCTTACTCAGGCGATTCAGCAGATCTGGTCAAAGGAAATTCTTTTCCAGGCCATGCCGATTCTTCGCTTTGAGCAATTTGCAGTAAAGAAGACCGAACTTGGTGTTGCACCAGGTCTTCAGATCAACTTCATGCGATACAACAACCTTGGCTTTGCACAGCCGTTGGTTGAAGGTGTCCGCATGCAGACCAACGCTCTAACAGCACAGCAGTTCTCAATCACAGTTTCTGAGCATGGCTATGCTCTTGCTGTGTCTGAACTATTGCTAAACGCTTCCTTCGATGATGTTATGGCTTCTGCCTCACGTCTTCTAGGTCGCAACATGGCTATCTACCTAGATCAGCTAAGTCGCAACACCCTTTACGGTGCAACTTCGGTTATCCGTGGTGAAGATCGCTCTACCCTAACTGCTGCAAATGCATGGTACGCAAACGGTACAACCGCTACAACCCGTGCTGCAATGACAGGTAACTTCTTCCTATCGACACACACTGTCAAGGATGCAGTTGAGACACTTGCAACCAAGAATATCCCACGATTGGGCGAAACTTACGTAGCTTTCGTGCATCCGCACCAGAGCCGTCGTCTTCGCGACAATCCAGAATTCATCGAAGTAACAAAGTACGCTGCTCCAGGTAACTTCATGCTAGGTGAAATCGGCCGCCTTTACGACTGTGTATTCATTGAAACCACACAGATCCGCAAGGTTGCTGGCGGTGCTGGCTTAAACTACACAGCTGATGCCGCAGTTGCTAACCCAACTGTAACTGCTGGTGGTGGCTACATCTCCCCTGCTGAATTCACTGGTAATGGCGCAGCAGATCGTTACGACGCTATCTTCATTGGAGATAACGCTTTCGGTCATGCGATCTCACTTCCAGTTGAACTCCGCGATGGTGGTATCCTAGACTTCGGTCGTGAGCATGCTTTGGCATGGTACTCGATCTTCGGTCTTGGTCTAATCACCGATCAGGCTATCGTAGTTGCAGAAACCAACTAATTAAGCCCCCCGAGAGGGGCCTTCGGGCCCCTCTCACCCCTTTTAACAGACACTAACATTGGAGAATACTAATGGCAACATCAAAAGCAAAGCCTACGGACACCACAGGACGTATGCGCGAAGCACAACTTAAAGACAATGCTGAGGCTCAGGCCGAAAGAGCATCTGAAATAGCAATGGCAAATGTCCAAAAGGCAGTAGCCCTTGAAACTGAAGTAATTGACGCTACTGAACCAAATAGAGCAACTGTAATTGTTGACGAAGAGGTCGTTATTGATAGCGGCGAAGGTAAGACCGTCACAATCCGCGTTGTGGAAGACATTGAAAACATGACTTTTGGTGCAGGAAACTATTTTTCCTTCAAGGCTGGTCAGAAGTACAAGGTCACCGAATTACTTGCACGTCACCTTGAAGAAAAAGGATATCTTGCAGGCTCACTCTAACCATTGAGTGTCGGAGGTAGCGGGCAGTAGCCCGCTATTTTCGTTTAGCCAGCATTTTTGTGCCAAATAAGGCATTATTTATAAGAGTGTATTAAACCTAGGAGCGCTTGTGGCAGTCTTTTCAGACCTTCTGTCTAGAGTTCGCCTTGAACTAGGAGATACGGCAGCACAGTTCACCACTAAATTAACTGGTGACGGAACTACTAAAGATTTTTATCTTAAAGTAAAGCCAGTAGACGCCACATATCTGACTGTTACTGTAAATAACGTAGTTCAAGCCAATCCAACTAACTTTACGGTTGAAGAGCACCTTGGAATGATTCATTTTAAGGTTGCCCCCGTAGCAAACGCATCTATTGTAGTTGAAGGTATGCACTATAGATACTTTACAACCAACGAATTAACTGTGTTCATTGATACAGCCGTTAAACAGCACACAGACAACCGTACAGACTCTTACGGTAGTGGAGTGACCATAGCTTCTATTCCGCCCGTAGAAGAGTACCCTGTGGCTCTCCTGGCAGTTCTGGAAGCACTTTGGGCTCTGTCTACAGATGCCTCATTTGATATCAACATAACGGCTCCAGACGGCGTCATGATTCCACGCAATCAGCGTTTTGCACAACTGTCTTCAATTATTCAAGCGCGTAAAGAGCAATATCGAGAACTTTGTGCCGCGCTTAACATTGGCTTATTTCGTATTGAAATTGGTATTTTACGGCGCGTTTCTCGTACAACTAATAAGCTTGTTCCTGTTTACATGGCACAAGAAATTGATGACTCCTCAAAGCCAGAGCGAGTTTACATCGAAAATAATCTTAAAGGCCGCACACCAGTACCTAATACAATTGGCGTTTACGACATCATTATTACCCAGGGTGATAGTTGGAAGATTGAGTTTGACTTCCCATTTGATTTAACAAGTTACTGGGATCCTGAAACTCTCTGGGTAATTGATGGTAAAACAACCTTAAAAGCTCAGGTAAGAACATACCCAGAATCCCCAACCATGGCCGCTGAGATGAAGATTACACCAATTAATTTGGCTATGGGCAAAGTATACTTAGAACTAACGCCTGCGCAGACTAAAAATCTTCCACTTAAAAGTTTCTGGGATGTACAGGTAGGTTCACCAGATGGAACAGCTCAGCAAACATATGTTCGTGGCCTTGTATTTGCTAATCGTCAAGTAACCAAGGACTAGGTATGAGTGAAGTAGTTGTAGTACAACCTCAGCCAATTACTACCGTTGTTGTTGGCGGAGTTGGTGTAGGTCCCCAGGGTATCCAGGGTCCTATGGGTGGAAACTACGTCCACACACAAAATACTGCATCTAACGTATGGACAATTAACCACAATTTAGACATGAGACCTAACTACACCGTTGTTGATTCTGGAGGTAGTCAAGTTGAAGGCGCAGGAGCCTGGCCTGACAGAAATACCTTAATTATCACTTTTACAGCAGCCTTCAGCGGTAGTGCGTATTTATCTTAAGGAGATATAAGTAATGGCACGTAAGTTTTTAGTACCTATTGATCTGCAGAAAAATGAACTGCAGAACGCGGTAGTACAGAACCTTGCTGGTTCTCCAGCGAGCCCTGTTCAAGGTCAGATTTACTTTGATAGTTCCGCTAAGGTACTTTACTACTACAACGGTGCAGGCTGGGTAAACGCTGGCGGCATCTCCTCAGGTCTATTTTCTGCTCGTCCAACTGTTTCTGCTGCTAACGCAGGTTCGTTCTACCATGCTACTGATAACCACCTTGTTTACTACTCAAACGGAGTGGTTTGGAGCCAACTTAACGCATTTGGGGCAGTAGCTAACTTAGGGGCAGTAGCCTCTGATGGCGCAGCTACCGAGTATTCTCGAGCAGACCACGTACACCGCCACAGTAATACTGACCACAGTGGCATTAATATCTCTGCTCTTTCAGCGCCCACAGCTAATGTCTCTTGGGGAGACTACAAGATTACTAATCTTGCTGATCCAACAGCTGACCAAGACGCTGCTACAAAGTTCTACGTAGATAATGCAATAGCTGGTCTTACTTGGAAAGAAGCCGCAAACCTCCTTGCAACTACAAATGTTGCGTTAACGGGTGCCACTGGAACACTTATTATTGATGGGCACGATGCCCTTGATGATGCTCACGGTGTTGGTTACCGCATTCTTCTTATCGGTCAAACTACCAGCAGTCAAAACGGTATTTATGTATACGCTGATGACGGAAGCAATTACGCACTAAGTCGTTCAACTGATGCTGATTCCTTCTCGGAACTTAAAGGCGCAAGCATATTTATCCAAGAAGGAGATGCATATGGCAAGACTTCATGGGTGCAGGGAAATCACTATTTAACCTCATTTTCTGGTCAAGACTGGGTACAGTTCTCTGGAGCAGGTACTTATAACGCTGGAGACGGTCTAGCGCTTGATGGAAACTTCTTTAACATTGGAACTGTATCCACAGCTAGAATTGTTGTAAACACTGACTCTATTGATTTAGCTGAAGTTACTCCATCTAATAGCACAGGCAATACCTCAAGCACTGTTGTTCAAGGCGTATCTGTAGATGGCTACGGTCGTGTTACTGGCGTAACTTCTGGTTCTCACACGTTATCCTCAACAACTACTGCAGGTATTGCATCCTTTGCTGACGCTAACTTTACAGTTACTTCAGGAGAAGTATTCTCTAAGGGAATTAACTTAACTGCTGGATCAGGTATTTCCTTATCCACAACTGCCGTAAATCTGGGTGGATCTGTAACTGTAACTAACTCAGGTATTTTGAGTGTTGGTGGCACTGCTAATCAAGTTAATGCGACAACAACTTCTGGCGCAGTGACACTAAGCCTTCCACAGGCTATTGCTACTACGTCTACCCCAACATTTGGTGGGCTTACCTTAACTAACCATCTAGAAATTGCTAGTGGTGGTACTGGGGCTACAACTGCTGCTGGAGCAAAAACAACCCTTGGGTTTATGACCCGTCATTCTGAGTATGTAGGAACTGGTGCAACGACTTCAATTTCTGTTGTGCATAATATGGGAACTCAAGATGTGATTGTTCAAGTATACGACGTAGTTTCACCGCATGCCCAGATTGAATGCGACGTAAACCACACTTCTAATAATGCTGTTACACTAGTATTTGCAAGTGCACCCACATTAAATCAATACCGTGTTGTTGTAATCGGATAGTAGGAGTTACCCATGGCGCGTCGTTTTACCACGCCAGTTGGACTGGTAGCTTTAGCTGAAGACCCAGATACTGGGATTTCCCGTGCTGGCGATATGTACTTTAATACCACAAGCGGTATTATTCGTACGTTTAACGGCTCTGTCTGGACTGAAATTACTTCTGAACCTGGTGCTATTGGTCCACAGGGGCCACAGGGCGACCAGGGTATACAAGGTATACAAGGTATACAGGGAGAAACTGGCCCCGCTCCATGGACTCTAGTAGGTCCATATGACAATGGCGCAGACTATGGGTACGGCGATGCAGTAACTTACCAGGGCGGGTTCTATTACAGAACTGGAAACCCACTTAATCCTGGGTATCCCCCCACACCTGGTTCAATCAATGGGTCATGGACTCCAGTAGCGGACCGCGGAGAACAAGGTATCCAAGGTGAGGCTGGCCCTGATGGTATTCAGGGACCTCAGGGTATTCAAGGTATCCAGGGAATCCAGGGTGTAGAAGGACCTCAAGGTGAGCAGGGTATTCAAGGTATCCAGGGACCTCAAGGTATCCAAGGAGATAAGGGAGATAAGGGTGACCAAGGTGACCCTGGTCTTGACGGCGATAAGTACGCCACAACTTCCACATCTTCACTAACAATTGCTGGTAGCGGTACTCTAACTTTGACTATTGGTACTGGGTTGTCATACTCCACTAACCAGACAGTTCTAGTTTCCTATGACATTGCAAACCACATGCACGCTGAGGTTGACACTTACAACCCAAGCACTGGTGTTATGGTTGCCCAAATTACTGACTCAGATGGTTCGGGAACTTATGCCTCTTGGGAAGTTAATCTTTCTGGTGCCGTAGGTATTGCTGGTCCTACTGGATCTCAAGGCATCCAAGGTATTCAAGGTGAGGTAGGTCCTCAAGGTATCCAAGGTGAGCAGGGTATCCAAGGTATCCAAGGAGATACTGGACCTGAGGGGCCTCAGGGCATTACAGGTCCTCAGGGTATTCAAGGAAATCAAGGTCTTGGTTACAAGGTTACTAATGCAGTAACTAATATCCCTATTGGGTTCATTGACTATGGATCAGTATCCTCAACCGTTGTTTCTATCAACACAACCAATTATGCGTATGCCGTTGGGGATCCTGTAAAGCTTGTTAATACATATTACGCAACCACGACAAACCCAATACTATCTGGCGTAGTTGGAACAACACCGTCCGCCCTTGATTATGTCGCGTCAAACTCGGGGTATACTACTTTTAACACTGGATCTACTGATCTTACTGTATATATTAATCAGGATTTTAAAGCAACCGATAACAACGGTAGTGGTTGGGTAATCGGTGGGTACGTAACAACTACTCCCGTTCCTGGAACACTTGAAGTATATTTTTACACTTTAGTTGACCCAACGTCAATGACTGCGGTTTCTTCAAGCTGGACTCTTGAAAGAAATTTAATAAATAGTCCTCTTCCTCCAGAAGGTCCAAACCCAAACAAGTTTGTTACTGGAACAATTACATCTGTTGATCCTGGAAACAGTTACACAGTTGGAAATTTTCAGATAGCACCCTCTGGAATCTGGGAGTCTAACACTGTAAGTATGAGCATTACAGGCTTCTTTGGCTCTACTGGTGCTGACGGCCCTATGGGCGCAACTGGCGCTAACGGCATGGACGGCGCTAACGGCCTGGACGGCGCACCTGGCATGGACGGCGAAGACGGCCTACCTGGTTTAGGTTATGGCTTTGATTATGACCCATCTTACCCGTCTCAACCAATTATCAACTTTACAGACGGATCTTTATACGTAGGCGGTGTTTATGAATTCTACGGAAAACTTGGTGCGTACAAAATTGACGATTATGTTCGGGTATACCTTGATAACAGTTCTGATACATATCTAGAGGGTAAGATTAGTAGTGCCTATATTGGTTCGTACGAAAGCATAAGCCTTATCGTTCATTCTTGGTCAAACCCAAACGGTTATGTTTCTTCTGGCGGTTACGGCGTAACCGTGCGAGTAATTGGTAGGATTGGTGCTGGATATAATTTTGATCGTTATGTAGAAAACTACCCTCCAGTCTCTGGACTTACGTTTAATGATTGGCAGTGGACAACACCTACAACAGAACTGCTTTTGTATGGAAGAATTGGCGCGTACAAAGTTGGAGATTACGTAAAAGTAACTGCTAAAGATTCAACAACAGAAGTTCTTTATCCAAATACTTATTTCAAGGGTTACATAACAGAGTTATCTGATGTT